TTTCTGTGCGGAAGGTATAATATTCAAGCACCTGTCCTGACCGAAGTAATCCTTTGTGGCTTGAAAGACAGCAGGGCGACGACAAGCAGCAGTATCAATATCAACGTCTGGCCAGTCTGGCCGAGAGGCATGGAGATGACGCCACCAATGTGTGCCGTGCTTGATAGGATTAAGCTGCATAATATCCATCAGGTAAGCAAGATACCATCCACCAACAGAACCACGGCCACAGCCTACCAAACTGCCGCCTTTGTCGTCATCCCACATGATTTGGGTAATGAGCTGTGTGAGATTATAGTAAGCGCTGACCGGCTGTCCTCGTGTTTCTGAAATCTTGTAAAGATGTTCAAGCTCTATGTTGATTCGTGACAGGTTTTCTTCGTTGAAATCCTGCTGCTTCTTGATCATCCCGGCTTCGAGCTGACTCATCAGAAAGAGATCCTGAGGTTCTTTGCTCAGATAATAAGCATGGATATAAGGATACTTTTCAGGGTCTACATTAAGGCTTTTGGTTATAGTGAAATCAGGAAGTGGCCTTTGAGGCACGATTGTGTCGTGAAACAGCTCATAATCGCCAGCGCCCTTACACAGATCAGCAATGACCATTGTGTTGCTGATACCCGTTTCGATGTCTGCAAGTTCCAAGTCATCCTGCAAACGGGCGATAATCTCGTCAGGCGTTTTGAAGTAGGTGCTTTCGTAGAAGTCGCCAGCTTCGCGTTCTTCATCGTGCGACTTCAGATAGATCTCATGGAGTTCTCGCTTTTCTCTGCTAAGATAATGGACATCGTTAGTTATGACCCACTGAAGTCCAAAATGCTTGCAAAAACGGATGGCACGCTTGTTAAAAAGACGCTGTTCTTCCGTAAGACCCGGTTGAAGTTCAATGAAGAAATATTCCTTGCCAAACTGCTTTACACACCATTCTGCAAAGCGATAAGCGCCTTCGGCGTCCCCAGCAAGGGTTAGTTTGTCAAATTCGCCGCCAAGACAGGCGGTGCTTGCAATGAGATGGCCTGGGTTTGTGCCTGCAATTTCTTCGATGTCTGAATAGAAAGTCGGGAGGCGCTCTACACCTTTATAAGAATAGCAACGATTCCACGCGCGGGAAGAGAGCTCTCGAAGCTGCTTATGCCCAATAGCGTCTCTGGCAAGAAGAACAAAGTGATAAAACTGACCGCTTTCAATAACATAATGGGGCTTCCCGGTTTCTGGTACTACGACATGTGTGTCATGGCATAGGTAGATTTCATTGCCAAGAATCAATTGGAAGTCAGGGTATCGCTCTTTTACCTTTTTCATATGGTTAAGAGCTTTGATATGCCCCGACAGACATTCATGATCTGTGATGGAAACGCCATGCAGCCCGATTTGAGCTGCATGGTCGATAAGAGCCTCAAGCTTGTGACACACGTCGATAAGATGCGTATTGGAATACTCTGTGTGCGCGTGATGCTCGTGGAACAAAGAAGGAATCATATATTACTGTTCCTCCGGGGGCTGGTTGTTTGAGTCAGGAGGCGGAGTTTCGCCGAACAACCAGCCATTGACGATGTGGATAGAGATTCCCACACCAAGCATACACAAGCCTAGTCTCAGATTTTCGAAAAGGCACATAATAGGGAAAGAAGCCACCGTACATAATCCTGCGAAGATCTCGAAGAGAATAGGAATGTTAAGCAAAATCATAAACGACCTCCTTATGAGCAAAAACAGACCGAATTGAGCAGAGAAACTGTATCTTGAGATTCTGAGGCATCTCTGCTTTCGTTGTGAATTGCTCTGAGTAAAATTTCGTACAACGAAAACCGTGGGGAGTAGACCGAACGTCTCTGTTTTTTACAAGCCATAAAATCACCTCTAATCACAAAATGTTCCATGACAAAACGGGCATCCTGTAATATGTTGATTTCCTGCTTGAGTGACGGTGTAAGCTCTCCCTGTATTCTCGTGGTTGTAGTAAATGTTGCGCCCACAGATCCAACATAGCCCGGTGGGCGGAGCAAAGAGTGGAAGATCATGCTGCTTGCAATAAAGCTTTTGCCGTTTGCAAGCAGCTTTGATATCGTATTCCTGCAGTTGGCATCACCACCTGAAATCCTGATAAGTCTGGTGAGCCTCAACCTGTGATTTTTGAGGGGTATCTGGGTACCAGCGCATATTGACACTAAAGTTTTTGCGATCTGTAGGTGTCCAAAGAGAAAAATATGGACACAAAGCCTTCATTGCCGCAGGAGCATTGGGGTTGTTGGCGCAATAAGGGCACCAATAACAAAGCGGAGAAGAAGATGGCTTCCAAATGCCAGTTCGCTCACACTCCTCGATTCCATCCAGCAGTTTAACCAGCTTGGCAGAAGCTCTTGGAAGCCAGCCTTTCGACCCTCCAAGGCGCGTCTCTCCAAGAAGGACGAAGTCGTACATATATTCTGCTATTTCGCGATCAGGATAAAGCTGAGCACAGGCGAGATGATAAATGTACAGCTGCAAAGGGGTGGCGAGCTTTTTGGAATCGTAAACAGCTTTGGAGGTTTTATAATCGACAATTCTGAGCTTGCCTTCGCGGTTTTCCTGAACTTTATCAATAAAACCTCGGACGCTGATTCCGGGGCGTACTTCAAACTCAAACGGGACTTCTGCACCAATGGTTGTCCACTCGGGGTCGTTTTCTTCGTCCTTGAGATGATCAAAAAAGATTTTGACCTTATCGTCATAAGTAAGACCGGATTTTGGGTCTTCAGCAATCCAGTCTTCAAAAAACTGATGTTTCAGTTCATCAAGGCTTGGAATGGATTCAGACTCAGGGGTTCCTTTATGAGCGGAGGATTTATCAATACCAACCCATCCTGTGTAACGGACAGTGTGCTCGATTGCGTCATAGTCTGGAAGATTGCCATTCATAAGCTCAAGAGAACAGATCTCCTTGGCTTTATGCATGAGGTTGCCCAAGGAGAGAGCAAGCGTGTCTTCGTGTGGGTAATTGCCGAGAACGTACTTGTTGTAAAAAGAGAATGGACAATTTTCAAATTGAGATAAAGCGGTATACGAATATCTTTTATACTTTTGAGTTTCGCTTATTGGTTCTCACTCCGTTCCTCGTGTACAAACGAGAAACTCAATATCTGTATCAAAGAACACTTTATCGATAATTGCCCTGACATCTCCCCAGTTCATGCGGTCAAGCCCACAGCCAATACGAGGCATGGCAATTTTTAAGAAACCGCGTTCAACGCACAGACGCTTCATATCCTTAAGCGCTTCATAAAGAGTAAGAAGAGTTGGCTTGTCATAATAATGTTCCTTGGTGACTAAGTTGAGAACATTGGAGCAGCATAAGCAAGTTGGCCCCCAAAAGTTCCACCAATCAACGTCTCCGTACTGGAGCTTGAGCATATTGCGCATTCCATAGCGTTCTTCAAACTGTTTTGCGATGCCAGCCCCCAAGGCAAAATCCGCACTAATGCAATGTGCAAGCATATAACCATGAGGGACAGAAAAGAGATCTCGTTGTACTTCGTTAATAATCATAGAAAGCTCCTTAGTTAAGGAATAAAGTCAAATTTCTTTCGTGAGGCCAAAAGATCACAGATATGGACGAGCTTTTGGCACCAATCGCCAGCTGCCGGAGAAGGAAGGAGAACACTGGATCTGGCGGAGGCTACGTAGCGTCCCATATGGCTTGCAATAGCTGCTTTTGCTTTTTCAACAATAGTCACGTCATAAGCATTGATATCGTGATCTTCCATGAAAGAGAGGAGCTGCTGGCCAAGAAATCCTGCAGCAAGCATAGGATGCTCATGAACGGTATGAAGTTCCTCGCCTGAGGCAGAAACTGTCTCCCAGTTTTCAATATGGCCAAGCTTTAAGCCGTCATGAAAAAGAAGAGCAAGCATGCAGCAGTCGCAAAGTTCGTCATAATTGAGCCCGACATCTGTGGGGTAATACGAGCCGATTCCTGCATTGAAAAGGCAGTCACACAGATACATAGCGGCCTTGGTATGACGGACAAGTCCGCCTTCGCCAAGCGCATAGGAAGGATGGTATTTGCCAGAAGCAGAGGCCGGAATATGGAAGAAGTATTCAGGGAGCTTACCAAGACAGAAGATCGCAAAGTCTCGAACGGATGTATTGGAGAAGTAGTTCAATTCATTTTCAAATAGCTGACAGCGTTCTTTCGGGTTCAAATGTGTTTCACCTTCTTACGGTATTTGATAAAGGTCGTCAGTTTTGTCCGTATACTCCACTTTGGCCGGGATATTCAGGAATTCGAGAAGACGAGACGCGACATCTTCAGGGTGATGCATGACTTCGCCGCACTCATGATCGTTGATATACATAGTGACACCATAGTCATCGTCATTGTCCCACTCTGCGAGGCGGACAATGAGTTCACCGTAATTTTGATATTTTGAAAAAGCTTCTGCATAATCCATTTCCTTAACCGCCATACAACTATCGCATGTACAGCCGAAGTGGTGCCATGATTTGATTGTGTTATTCAGATTATCACCTTCTATCTGGTAGTTACTTCGAATTTTTCTCTCATAAGTTGCTCTAGAACATCTTTGCCTTTGTCTGTGGGGGAGTCCTGATAATCAAGAAGCCCCTTGCAGTCCCAAAGAACATAAGTAGTCGCATAAGGAGTGAACATACCGGCAAGCTTGAGCATTTTATCAGAATACAAATCGCTTTCATCAGAAAAGGGCTCATGATACTCTTTGTCAAAAGCAAGGAATACCTCTCTGACACCAAGACCAACAATGATATCGCGCTGGAAAGTGGAAATATTCGATCCGCAAACCGCGACGGCAAAGCTATCATCGCCATAGTAAGAAGCACACTGCAGAGCAAGCTTTTCGCTTTCACCAAGCAGAATTTTGGAATACCGTTTTACCGCTGGCTTTACCTGATGGAGCCCATACAGGTTATAGCGAAGCGTATGACGGAAATCATCTTCACCTAATTGAGTAGGCATATACTTGAATCCGGCAGCCACTTTGTCTTCATCCAAAGAGCGAGACCGGATTCCAATAAGGTTCCCATGCACATCGTGATGCGGAATGATGATTTCGTTTTTGCTTACATCAAATCGAATATCATAGCGTTTACATGCCTCAGGGGAAATCCAGTCCTTTTGCCATTCCAATGGATAGACGCTTGCATAATAGTCCATCAAACTACGGGGGAGAGCAGTATATTCTGGCACGATAGCTGGTGACTGAGAGATTCCAAGAGCCTTTGCGTGGCGGTCGAGAATGTCCCAGTCATCCAGCGTTTTTTGTTCAAATCCAATCCTTTGCCCAAACGAGATATTCAGGACACTCTGGATAAAGTCCAGAGCCTCTCTGAACTTGCAATGGCGTGAACGCTGGATTAGTTCATAAATATCAAAACTATCACCACACTCGGTATAGCAATGGAACAAACCGCTTTCCTGATAGTAGAACAGTTTATAGCTTCCAGTATGAGGCGGGTTATGGCAGATGGTTTGGAAAATCAAATCGCCGTTTGCTGTGGCGTGAGGGGAATCGCTTCCAAGTGCCGTGACAAGCTTGATGATATCAGCGGAAGAGTAGGTACGTTCGAATTGTGATCTGAACACAATGCATCCTCCTTACCAGACGAAAGGAGCTTCATCCTCGGGACTGATCACTGCGTCAGTAACAATATGGCCTTTATCTTCTTCGGTGGTTTCATCCAGCAAAATTTCGATGTCGGTGTTTTCTACGTCAAGCAATTTATAGTCGCGGTCTGTGACAAATAAATCGGTTGTTCTGAGCGTGGCATAATCGAAATGGATAAAAACCTTGACATGATTAAGCTTGCCTCGGCGTACCTTGTAAACATGATAAACAAGGTTAGGAGCCTGACAAAAAGCTTTGCCGCTTGATGTGATCAAAGACCTTGTGGCCTCAAGATCCTTTTCTGTGGGCTGAAGAACGACATAACCGATGTCCACTTTATCGGCAATGCCTTTCGCGCCACGGATCAGGCTTTGGTCGGGATCTTTCATGGTTTTCCATTCGCCGCTTGCCTGAGTGGATGTGTCAATATGGATATTGAGCCTATTACAAAGAGCCTTCATACGATCTGAAAACATGACAAGAACGTTGTCTTCACGAATGTTGACACCGCGTGTTTTCTGGGCAATCTCCATAAGAATCTTTGTGGAGGAGAAAATGTAATCGAAAAACAAGTGGCTGATCATATGCTTACGTTTGTATTGCATAGCCAGATTCTCAATGTCATCGACATTAAACTGAGGGACATGCTCAATCCACAAAGGTGCTTCCTGAATAATTTTGATAGCCTTGTCAATGCGGCGCTCTTCACCAGGATCGTATCGCCCATCGAGAATATGTTCTTCAGGCACGCAGGCTACATAAGCCATGATCATGGTTTGTACTTCTTCTGGCTCAAGCTCAGTGGTGATATAGAGTGTTGGTTCTTGACAACCTGTTTTGATCCAGCGTTTCAACTCAGGATCGTATCGTTTTGGGATAGAGACAAGGCACGCATCTGAAAGAGACAGGCGACTTTTGCCAACGCCTGAGGGAGCCGTTCTCAAATAAAACTTTTTGAGCCTCCTGCCCCTGCATATGGTAGCCATCTTCTTGGAATTCATGGGAGCGCCCATTTCAGGACGCTCCATAAGTTCTTCCTTGAGTTTTTCAAGCCCTTGACCAGCTTGGACACTGATTCGTCCTTCTACAGAACCAAGGCTTTCCTTGATCGCACTGAGCTTGTTTTCATAGTAGGCAAGAATGTCTTCAAGTGAGCTGGAGTCCAAACGCTCGCGAGCCTTTTTCTGGGCGGAGGGGTCAGTAGAAATTGGATCGTAATACTCACTGATATCAATGCCTGAATGATACAGCTTATGGAGCAGACTGAACTTTTTGAGGGTTTTGTAATACATAGAGAAGTTGCCGTCTGCCATAGTGTTTACCAGTGCATTGATATACGCCTGACCGTCGTTAGTCGTGAACAGATGGTATTGTTCAGGATAATGCGAGATATACTCATCAATGGTCATGACATTGATGTGCTCTGCTCCGGTAGCAGCAAGATTGGCAATGGCAGTGAAAATGATTTTATGGAAGCGTTCCGGGAAATCATCCACTGAAAGAGGATAGCGATCATCCAGAAGCAATTCTGGTTGCTTGATCAGCTCCCCGAGAACATGAAGTGTGACTGTTTTGTCCTGAATCTGATCTTTTTTAGGAATGAAATCACCGCCTTAAATATCTTCCATATGATAAGGGCAATAAAGAGGAGCAGGTTTGGTTTTGTAAGGGAGGGTAATGGTAGCGCTCTGTATAGCTCTTCCTTCGTTGTATTCGTTGGCTTCGGAAGAAAGCCGCCAGAATTCCAACGCCTCTGTATATACGTAAGGGACGATGCCGAGGCCATAGGAAATGTTGGGTTCTGCATCGCGGCCTTCTCCAAATTCGTAATGATAACGGAGTGCCAGCAAAATATTTTTATATGAATATCCATTTTGAAGCTTGAGATCACTGATTTGCTTACTGATCAATGGAGTTGGCTTATCAATGGAAAAAAGTTGGCACAAGTATAGAATCAGCTCATTGTAGTCGGGATCATAGACGGGAGAGGGCGAAGCAGATTTTGAACGAGCAGTATCTTTGGACTTGGCTGCATTTTTCAGCTCTGTTTTATAGGCCTGCAGACAAGCTTGGTGGAAAGATTTCTGCTGGTATGTTGCTTTGTCTGCTTCAATCGTGCTTTTACAGTAAACACAAACGGCTTTGCGGCTCAAGGATTATCAGCCTCGAAGATTTCGTCATAACTCTCGGTTTCCGTCCAAAGAGCGTCTCCTTCTTCCCAAAGATTCAGCTCGTCAACAGAGTGAATCTGGTCAGCGTAGCACATGCCGTCTTCGTCCAGAAGGCAGCCGCGATAAATCTGATAAGTATGGCCGAGCGTGAACTTGGCGTCTCCAAGGTCATTTGCTTTTGTAAGCGTTACATAAGTGGTCAAATGATCGGGAGTAGGATGGAAAACAATGAACGCGGCAATGGTATCGGTAATTTTTTCGACCACTTCAAGCAGTAACTCGTAATAGCCTGAAAGCACGCTATTGACTTCGTTTTTTGCAGAAAAAGTTGTTTCGAAGAAAATCTTGTCATAAGTAACGGGCTTGCCGTTGACGATACATCCTTCTTTGTAGTGATGAATAGAGCGGACGTAATCATCAAGAGTACCAATAGGCTTGAAGTCTTTTTCTTCGATGATGGAACGGCCACCATCGTCGGCCATAACAACCAGCTTTCCATCCACGAGGACGTCAGTAATAAAACAGTAGAAACCAGCTCCAGAGGAAACATCGCCATAGGTACCAAAGTCATAACGTTTCATAGTAGATTCCGCCTTTCTAAAGGTATATTTCAGCATTCGGGCAGCATAGGGCCACCCGAATGCCGGAAAGCTGATTACATGGCAATATCGCCAAGATCGGAAAGAATCATTTCAAGCAGCTGAGACTGCTCGGGGGTGCTGTCCTGAACAGCTTTGCCCTTGCCAAGGTACTTTTCAACGATTGCCTTATATTCATTGATTCGTCCTGTTTCGTTGAGCTTAAGAGCAATGTCACGAGCCATCGTTTTCATTTCCTCAAAAGAGGGAGCTGCGGAGTCCTGCATAAAAGGAGCCTGCTGCTCTTCAAAAGTGGCGGCGATTGCACCTTTACGGTTGAGTTCTGCCTGCTTAGCGTCAATAATGGCCTGAATGAGCTTGTCCGCCGTAACTTCAGGAATATACGGCACAATGTCAGGATAGCGGGAACGAGTATGGAACTGAGTATTGGGTGCAAAATAAATAGTGGAATAAACGGACTTGCCATTGTCATCAAGGGGCACAGCACGCATATAACCAAGCACGTCTACGTCGTTGCAGACTGCCTCAATGGCACGCTTGTCACCAGACGGATACATCTTGGTATACTTCTGCTGAGTTTCAGGATTCACTTCGTCACGGTAGCCGCCATCATGAGCAATGTATACCAAAGTAAAACCGCCATTGCGCAACGCTCTGGTAGCACGACGGAATTCCCGACCAAATTCGTTATAGGCATTAACAGAACCATCGCGCTTACCATCTGCCGTATATCGGGTTTCGCCGAGAGACTGGATACCAAGCTTGGCACAGACAAAGTCCATACAGTAGTCAGCCATAACATCAACTGTATCGCAAATAATTGTCTGAGCAATTTCATGCGCTTTGGCGCAGGTAGCGGGAGAGGTTGCCCACTTCACGAAAGCAAGGAAGTCCTTCCAGTTGCGCATT